AAACTCTCAAGAAATTGGAATGCGACATCCCTGGCGTCGCTGAAGCCACTGGAGAAGCTCCTGAAGAAGAGGTTGACGAGGAAGCAGATTCCGCCGTAGAAGAGTCTGATGAGGAAACCGAGGATAAGAACACTGAGGAAGTCGAGGAACCTCAGGAAACCGGTGATGAGAAAGTCGAAGAAGGCGATGTCGAGGATGTTGAAATCGAGGATGAGGATGTTGAAATCGAGGATGAGGATGTTGAAATCGAGGATGAGGAGACGCAGAAGAAAATCAACGAGGCTTTGAACGATACTCTGGTAGAGAATTTCAAAGCAGCTAAGAAACTTGCCGAATTGAAGGAGATGCTGGGAGAGTGGGAATGTTTTGAGAAGCTGGATCAGAATTCTTATACAGGTCTGTCGGGCTACCGGAAACTTCGGGCAGATATGTTGACTTGTATGCCTGAAGAACTTCAGCAGCAATTTCAGTCCTCTTCAAATGAAGGTAGTACGGAAGGAACTTCCCCTAAACCCAAACGCAAACGTGCTTCAGCTGAGGAAATTCAGGAGCGGAATAGTTTCATTGAAGGTCTGATCGTTGTAGGCAAGTATACCAAAAAGGAAATTCTGGAGAAGGTTCTTGAGAAATTTGAAGGTATTAACAAGAGTACTATCCAGACTTTGCTCTCAGATTCCAAGAATCCGAAGTACAACAAACTTGTGAAGTTGACAGTCGAGGATGAAAACAAAATCATGAGTTTTCAACAAGAAGGATAAATCAGTGAAACATGTCATCGGATTATCCGGTGGAATGGATTCAGCTACTCTGCTCGGTTACCTACTGGAACAAAGGCCCGAGCAGATTCACTGTTGCTCATTCTATTACGGATCAAAACATGGTTTATGGGAATGTAAAGCTGCTAAGAATATTGTAGAATTTTATCAATCACATAATTATCCGGTTCAACTTCATCAGATTGATATTTCCAATGCATTCAATGCATTCAAATCCAATTTATTGAATTCTGGAGGAGCTATTCCAGAAGGGCATTATGAACATGAAAGTATGTCTAAGACAGTCGTTCCGGGTAGAAATCTCATCCTGGCTTCAATTATGGCTGGGTTAGCTGAATCAGTTGGTGCTGAAATGATAACTCTGGGAGTTCATTCTGGAGACCATCATATCTATCCAGACTGTCGTCCTGGATTCATTGAGGCATTGAAAGAGGTTGTTAAGATGTCCACACAAGGGAAAATTCATGTTGAAGCGCCGTTTTTGAATATGGACAAAGCCCAGATCCTTGAAGTAGGATATATGAAACTTGAGATGTTCGTCCCGTACCATCTAACTCGAACTTGTTACAAAAATCAAGCTATAAGTTGCGGTCGTTGCGGTTCTTGTAGGGAAAGGCTCGAAGCATTCGAAAAAATGGGATTGCAAGATCCGATAGCGTATGAATAATTCAAATTAATAAAGCCTCCTTCTTTTATACCAATTACTTACAAAAACAAAAATGAGAGGTTGAATGGAAACTATTCGTAAAACTATGAAGGAAAATTTGAGAAAACAACTTGAGTACATTGGAGAAGACCCGGAACGCGAAGGGCTCAAAGATACACCAAATAGAATAATCAGAGCATGGGATGAGTTGTTTGCCGGATATACACAGGATCCCAGATCTTTACTCCGGTATTTTGATGCCGAAACTTATGATCAGATCGTCCTGTTGAGAAACATTGAACTTTACAGCATGTGTGAACATCATATGCTACCTTTTTCAGGTGTTGCACATGTTGCCTATATCCCAAATGGAAAGGTCCTCGGAATTTCAAAACTTGCGCGGTTGGTCGATATTTACGCAAGACGTCTCCAAATTCAAGAACGACTCGGTGAACAGGTAACAGGCTTCTTGATGGATGAAGTCGGTGCAAAAGGAGCTGCATGTATCATCGAGGCTTCACATATGTGTATGCGAATGAGAGGTTGTTCCAAGCAGAATAGTGTAATGATAACCAGTAGTTTAAAGGGATGTTTCTTTGATGAACCGGAAACACGTGCTGAACTGCTTCAACTTCTGCCTATCAAAACTCCGTAATAATGCACAGGCAGATATTGTATTAATATGGGCTATGCCATGGAGGCACTTAAAAGTGGAGGGCAGAATGCAGAAGTTGTGCAGTTACCTCGGCGGTTCGAATCCGCCGCCCATAATCAACTATTGCACCGGATTTCACCGGTGAACATTACAATATCTGCTTGCTTCGTATGATTCACAATTCAATTAAATAAGGAAAGAAATGGAAAAGAAAACATTGACTCATCTCGGCAGTAAAAATACGAAATACGCGTATGAATCCTCTTGTGCCGAATTGTTGGAAACCTTTGAAAATCCTCACACCGATCAAATCCATCTTGTCAGTTTCACACAACCAAGGGACGAATTTACTTCCCTGTGTCCTGCAACAGGTCAACCCGATCAAGCGAAGATTGAATTGTTGTATGTTCCTAATCAAAAAATGGTTGAGAGCAAATCTCTAAAACTTTATTTCTTCAGTTATCGGAATCAGGGATCTTTTCATGAGGATATAATCAACACAATGGCGAAAGATTTGTGGGTTTTGATGAATCCCAAATATTTGCGAATCTTCGGCGACTTCTGTCCTCGTGGAGGTATTGCTATCAAACCGTTGGTGGAGAAATGGAATGATCAAATTTCAAATGAAGAAAAAGCAGCCGTAAAAGATCTGACAGAGATTTGGGATAGGAAAAGATAGAAGAATGAGCTTGGTTGATGATATTGTAAGTCGTACATTTAACATAAAGGTTTTGATATGAATCCAATTAAAATTTACTTTGCTGCTGCTTGGGCAGGTGGAGGCGCCAGTGAGCGATTCTTAATTGAGGAGGGGATTAAGAATAAACTTTGTTCATATGTTTATCCTACTCAGTTTACTGGATGGGTTGAAGCTATCAAGGAACTTCCCGAACAGTTTTCCGGGGCTATCATAATTGATTCAGGAGCCTTTTCAGCTTGGAACAAAGGTGAGGAAATTGATTTACAACAGTATATTGAATATGCACATTGGGCAATCGCACAAGTTGAGGAAATCAATGAACCGATTCGTATTGTAAATCTTGATGTGATCCCTGGAAAAAAGGGTATGACGGCTTCTTTGACAAAAGGGTTTACCAACAAAAAAAATAAGAGCATCATCAACCAAGCTGCCAAACAGGGGTATAAGAATTTATTAAGCATGTTAAAAACCGGTATTACTCCCATTCATGTATTCCATCAAGGTGAAGATTGGGTATGGCTGGATAGAATGGTAGAGAAGACGGATTACATTGGGATCTCACCTGCTAATGACATGCCTTCTCGTTCTCGTAATAATTGGATTGCTTCGGTATTTTCATATCTGTATCATAATAAGATTAATGTAAAAACACATGGTTTTGCTGTTCATTCAAGAGAAATGCTTTTGAAGTTTCCGTGGACGAGTTGTGATGCCGCCTCCTGGAGACTTGCTGCAGGAATGGGAACTGTTTACTTTCCAGTAGGAGGTTTCCAAAATCCAGATTATTCAAAGAAAGGGATTGTATTGAATGTTTCTGAAAAGAAGAAAGGGAAAGGAACTAAAGGAATGACAAGTAAGATTATTGAATTACTTGAAAGTTCCGGATATACATATGAAGATTTACAAACATGGCAGGTTCGAACGAGATTGAATATTCGATACTTTCTCGGATTGGAAAAATGGGTAAATGAACAGCGTGCAAAAACGGAATACAAACCAATACCAACATTGTTTGGTGTATAAAGGAGCGGAATGAAAATCAATAAAACGAGATTGTTAAAAGCACTGGAAAAAGTTAAACCAGGACTCGCAACTAAGGAGATTATTGAACAGTCCACGCATTTTGCATTCATGGGAGATCGTGTTGTAACGTATAATGATGAGATCAGTATCAGTTGCTATGTTCCTGATTTGGAATTGACAGGAGCTGTATCTGCACAGGAACTCTATGCCTTTTTAAATCGGATTAAAGCTGAGGAAATTGAAGCTGAGGTCACCGAAAATGAAATTCGGTTGAGAACAGGAAAATTAACAGCTGGTTTGATTCTTCAGCCTGAGATTCGTCTTCCTCTACAAGAAATTGGAGATATTGAAGAATGGTATCAAGTCCCTGACGAGTTTATGAAAGCCTTGACTTTCTGTAGATTTAGTTGTTCCAGTGATATGTCTCGTCCTATTCTAACTTGTGTCCATGTAGGAACGAATTTTGTAGAATCCAGTGATAATGTCAGATACACATACCATGGATTATCCGATATAGATGAAAGACGAGTTGTTCCCGAATTTTTGATTCCTGGAGATTCAGTAAACAATCTATCTAAATATGATATCAATGAAATTGCAATCAGTAAAGGATGGGTACATTTTCGTACAACGGATAAAACTGTGATTTTTTCCTGTCGTATTTTTGATGATAGGTATCCTAATACAATGCCTATTCGAGAATTGGTAGAAGATTCTGTAGAAGTAATCTTTCCTAAACTCCTGCCTGAAGTATTGGATCGGGCGTCTGTTTTCGCCAAAGCTCAGTTTGATTCAGATACTATGATATCTCTGACTTTGAAAAATAAAAAAATCTTGATTGAAGCTAAAAATACTGTGGGTTGGTTTAAAGAAGAATTACCTGTGCGATATAAAGGGAAGACAATTAAATTCCCCATTAATCCTACTTTCCTAATTGAGATGTTGGATAAGACCAAATCCTGTTGGATTGGTGGGAATAAGATTAAGTTCGGTGAGGATTCTCAAGAAGGTTGGATGCATGTTATCGGTTTGATTCCTGAAGAAATTGAATCAGAGGATTAATAATGGGATTCTTTGAGTTTGAGCAAACCAAAAGCAAATCCAGACCAGATGGAAAAGTTTATTCCTGCGCTTCCTGTGGATTGTATCGGAATTGTTTGAATCCGAAAATGAAAGCATTTGGAAAAGGGAAGAAACGAATCTTGAATATTGGGGAAGCGCCGGGGGAAACAGAGGATCGAAAAGGTCGACATTGGCAAGGCAAAGTAGGAAGGAATCTACAGCGTCTGTATCGCCGCTTCGGAATTGATTTGTTTGAAGACTGTATTAATATCAACGCCGTAAATTGTCGACCAGCTAAAAATCGAACCCCAACTAATTATGAGATAGCTTGTTGTCGTCACACCGTTAAAAAAGCAATTGAAGAATTTAAACCACATGTGATTGTCCTTTTTGGAAATGCTGCTGTTTTATCTGTAATTGGAGATCGATGGAAAAAAAACTTAGGAAGTATCAATAAGTGGAGAGGTTGGCAAATTCCGGATAGAGATTTACACGCATGGGTTTGCCCCGTATTCCATCCCAGTTTTATGGAACGTTCCAAAGATCAACAAGAAGTTGAAACTATCTGGGAAAAAGATATTGAAAATGCTTTACAATGCTTGGATAGAAAATTCCCAGATTTCCAAGATGATATACAGAATATAGAAATTGTAGAAGCACATGATATCAAACCTTTGTTGGAATTATTCACTGTAAAATATTCTGAAAGGCTTGTTTTTATAGATTATGAAACTACAGGAATTAAACCTCATGCAAGAGGACATCGGATAGTTTGTACTGCACTTTCTCCAGATCCGCATAAAGCATATGTTTTCATGGGGCCTAAATCCAAAATCCAGAAACGAGCTCTGAGTAATATTCTTACCTCACCTGTAATTGGAAAAGCTGCTGCGAATATGAAATTTGAGCATGTGTGGTCTCTGATCAAATTAGGGGTAGAAACCAAACCTTGGGTGTGGGATACAATGCAAGCTGCTCATGTATTAGACAATAGGCCAGGAGTAACAGGTTTGAAGTTCCAGGTATATGTCCAATTAGGGGTAGCGGATTATGATAGTCATATCAACCCGTTTTTGACAGGTAGAGCTCCTGGAGAAGATCTAAAGAGTGCTAATTCGATTAATCGAATATTTGAACTGGTTGAAAAAGATGGTGGGAAGGAGTTGATGACTTACTGTGCTCTTGATACTCTTTATGAGCATCAACTTGGATTGATTCAGATGGAGCGCATAGGTTATTCTCCTTTTTGAATTTTTCCTAATAAATTCTCAACATTTGAGGTATAAAAATATGAAAGTCCACCCAACCAGATTTGATGCATATAAATTGATGCATGATGGTGCACTTGCTTTGGCAAGGGCTGAACAAGCGGGTATGCGAATTGATGTAGAATACTGTGAAAGAAAGAAAGCACATCTTACCAGAAAAATTGCCCGGATTGAAAATAATCTGGGCAAAACAGATTTGGTGAAATTATGGAAACAAATGACAGGACTTTCATTTAATCTGGATTCCAATCATCAACTTGGAAAAGTTCTGTACGGTGCTATGAACATTGAGCCCCCAAAACTAACCAAATCAGGTGCAGGAGCAACTGATGAAGATGCATTGTCTCAAATCAACTTACCTGAATTGAAAGATATACTACAAATTAGAAAGCTGAGAAAAGTTCGGGATACTTACCTTGATGCATTTGTTCGGGAACAAGTTAACGGTTGGTTACATCCTTTCTTCAATCTACATACGGTAAGAACGTATAGATCCAGTAGTTCAGATCCTAACTTCCAAAACATTCCTAAACGAGATAAGGAGGCTATGAATATCTGTCGTAAAGCCATCTTTCCCAGAAAAGGACATCAATTAATTGAGGTCGATTTTTCCGGTTTGGAAGTTTCTATTGCTGCATGTTATCATAAAGACCCGACAATGATGAAATATTTACAGGATCCACATTCTGATATGCATGGAGATATGGCTGCACAGATATTCTGTATTGATGACTTTGATAAGAAGAAATACCCTGAACACAAATATCTGAGAGGAGCAACCAAGAACAGCTTTGTATTCCCTCAATTTTATGGGGACTACTATGCCAATAATGCACAAGGGTTTTGCGGTAGTTGGTTACATCTACCGTTAGGAAAATGGAAACCTGGAATGGGTCCTAATATGCCAGGAGGAATAAAATTGACTGATCATATGATTTCCAATGGGATAAAATCCTACCGAGATTTTGAAGATCATATGAAAAAGATTGAAAAAGATTTTTGGGGTAGACGATTTCAAGTTTACCAAAAATGGAAAGATACTTGGGTAGCAGCATATCAAAAAAGAGGATTTTTCGATATGTATACAGGATTTCGATGTTCTGGTATTATGAAAAAGAATGAAGTTATCAACTATCCTGTACAAGGAGCTGCTTTCCATTGTTTACTCTGGTCTTTTATTCAACTTGATAAGATTTTGGTTGGTAATTATCGCTCCCGGTTAATAGGACAGATTCATGATGCTGTAATTTTGGATGTGCATCCTGATGAATTGGAAGAGGTGTGTTACATTATCAAGAAAGTAACTTGTAAGGATTTACCAGAAACTTGGAAGTGGATTTGCGTTCCATTAGATGTAGAAGCGGATCTGGGGCCTGTAGATGGATCCTGGAACATGAAGGAAACATATAAATTACCGGAGGTAAAATGACACTGTATTTAAAATATCGTCCACAATCTCTAAAAGAGGTAGTTGGTAACGAGGATTTGGTTGCAGGATTGACTGCAACATTGGCAAAGAGGGTCCATCCGAAGGCATATCTACTTCATGGTCCTACCGGTTGTGGTAAAACTACAATAGGTCGAATCATTGCACAGGAAGTTGGATGTTGCGGTGCGGACTTCAGAGAAATTGATTCTGCGGATTTTCGTGGAATTGATTCTATCCGAGAGATTCGAAAACAGAGTCAGTTTATGCCTTTGGTGAGTCAATGCAAAGTCTGGTTAATTGATGAATGCCATCAATTATCACGAGATGCTCAAAATGCCTTGTTGAAGGGCTTGGAAGATACGCCACGACATGTATATTATATCCTGTGTACTACTGACCCTCAGAAATTACTACCTACTATACGAGGTCGTTGCAGCCAATTCAAAGTAGAACAACTCAAGCAAGGGAAAATGCGAAAGTTGTTGATGTCGGTAGTTAAAGCTGAAAACGAAAAATTGCTCAAACCTGTATACGAAGCTATTATTGATTCTGCTCAAGGACATCCTCGAAATGCTCTCCAGATTTTAGATCAGGTACTTTCTTCAGAACCAGAATCTCGAATGAGGGTAGCTGAAAAAGCACAGGAAGAATCAATCCAGGGAATTGAATTGTGTCGAGCAATTATATCTGGTGCAGGTTGGAAAAAAGTTTCCAACATTCTAACTGAATTGAAAGATTATGATGCTGAAAAAGTTCGCAGGTTGGTATTAGGATATTGTTCTGCTGTATTACTGAAAGGAGAAAACCCACGTGCTGGTTTGATTATGGAGGAATTTAGAGAACCTATGTATGATATCGGATTTCCTGGTGTTGTATTGGCTTGTTACTCTGTAGTTTGTGGAGATTATGAATAATTTTTAAAAATCTAATGAACTTACCTTAGAATCGGTATAATATATCAATACATTAAAAACGAGGAGGTTAAAAATGGATTACGAGAAAGATACAAGTATTGATGAACACGGATTGGATGTAGAATGGCTAAAGCAATCTGTATTGATGCTTAAATATGGAAAACACGCCGCACAGATGAAATTGGACATGGATCATGCTAAAGAAGAATTGGATGTAATTAAGGCACAGTTGGATAGAGAAATTCGGGCTTTTCCTGATAATTACGATTTGAATAAGCTGACAGAAACAATAGTTTTCAATACTATTGTAATCCAGCCAGAATACAGAGATGCTAATAGCAAGTATCTGAATGCGAAATATGAATATGATATAGCAATGGTTGCCGTCCGTGCGATTGATCAGAAAAAAACAGCCCTTGAAAACTTGGTTCGATTGCACGGGCAACAGTATTTCGCAGGTCCATCAATTCCCAGAGATTTATCGAAAGAATGGGAAAAAGTAGAAGCTCAGAAACAAACAAATAAAAAGGTGCTTTTAAAAAGGAAGAAATGATAAACTGGACGCAAATCTTTGATATCATAGCGCTTATAGGATGCAGTTTTATTCTATTACCTTTTTTGGGGTATTTAATCAGTAAATGTGTTGTACTTGGAATGTTAACAGCAAAACGACAATTTAAGGAGTATGAAAATGGCGAGAACTAAAAAAAGTAAATTTCGTGGTAAAGTGGCAAAAAATACTCAGAAACAGAAGACTGCTGGAACAAATTACGGACATTTGAAATTGCCTAAGAATGTTAGTATCTTCAAGGAGGAGCCGGGAGGGAGAGCTACCCTGGATTTTATACCTTACGTAGTCACTGATGAACATCATATGGATAGAGATGTCGAGATGGGAATTGCCATTCCTGGTGATGAAGATACCGATCTATGGTACAAGAAGCCTTATCGATTGCACAGAAATATCGGGTCTGAAAACAAATCGATAGTATGTCCTTCTACTTGGGGAAAACCGTGTCCAATCTGTGAATACAAAGCAGCCAAATTGAAAGATGGTGCCGAGTATGATGAAGTTCGAGATTTGAAACCCAGCTTACGTAATCTGTATTTCGTTATTCCTCTGGGGATGAAAGATTACAAAGAAGAGATTCATATCTGGGATATTAGCCAGTTCTTGTTCCAGGAAGCTTTGAATGAGGAGTTAGATGAAAATGAGGAGTATTGCGTATTTCCAGATATAGAAGATGGGTTGTCTTTGCGAATTCGGTTCAGTGAAGAGAAGTTTATGAACAATTCATTCGCGAAAACATCCCGCATTGATTTCGAAGAACGTGATTCTACATATGATGATTCGATCTTGGATGATTTGCCTCGCCTGGATGATTGTTTGGAGAGACTCACCTACAAAGAAATTGAATCCATCTTCTACGAAATGGAATCTGAGGATGAGCAGACTTCTGAAGAAGAAAGTAAACCAGCTCCTGCAAAAGTAGTAAGGAGAAAGAAAAAGACGGCAAAACCGAAACAGGAAGAAGTGCCGAAGGATGATACGATCTGCCCAGCTTGTGAAGGTGAAGGAGTAGATTCCAACGGAGAAGTATGCCAAGAATGTCAAGGATCTTGTATGAAGGATTCGGCAAAACCGAAGAAAACCAAACCGAAGGTAAAACCGAAGAAACCGAAAGAAGAAGCAAATCGTTGTCCATATGGCCATCGGTTTGGCATCGATACCGATGAGTACGATGAATGCGATGAATGCGATGTATGGGACGATTGCATTGAAGTAAAGGAGAACAATTAATAAGAAGGAGCCTCAAAAGGGAAAGAAGATAAAAAGGGAAAAGGAGATAACCAATAAACAAGCTCCTTTTCCCTTTAAAATTTTTTGGCCTAAATCGGGAGGGACGAAATTAATAGGGGCTTACGTCCCTTCCCAATACGCAGATTACATTAGTTTATTCGCACTTTACAAAAATACAACTTCATCAGATATTATTCGAGGATTGATTGAGCAGTTTATTGAAAAAGAATTACCTATGGATGAAATTATTGACTCTCTTGTTTGCTCAGCTCATGTAGAGTGGGAAATGCAGCTGGAGGATAATATGGAAAGAGAAGGGTGGAAAACCTCTTCTGACATATTAATCAGATATCGAGAATTCCAACGAGAAGTTAGAGCAATACTAACAAAGAGAAATATTCCAAACAATGTAATTGAGCAGATTCTCAAACATTTGGAATTGGTGAGGGAAAATAATGAGGAGGATTTATAAAATTGATGGTACGCACTGATTTAAAATCGAAATTAACGAAGCAGGTAGAAAATAAAAAGAGAGGTTTGCCGGAAAGGAAAAAATACCAAGGTTCTGAAACTTTCATCTCTACAGGATCTACCTTACTTGATTTGGCAATAGCGGGAGGAAGAATTCGTGGAGGAGGTGTTCCTGGAGGGATTTTGGTTGAAATTTTCGGGCCTTCAGGTGTTGGCAAAACTGTTTTATTATGTGAAATGGCGGGAGCTGTTCAGCGGCAAGGAGGTGAAATCAAATTCAATGATCCAGAAGCTCGGTTGAACAAACAGTTTGCTCAGATATTCGATTTGGATTTGGAGGATGAAGATTACACAACTCCAGATTTAATTCCGGAAGTTTTCAAATCTGTTCGAAAATGGGAACCTAAGAATAGTGCTCAAATCAATGGAGTATTTGCAGACTCCTTAGCAGCTTTATCTACTGATATGGAGATGAGCAAGGAGGAAGGCGATAAGATGGGAATGCGGCGGGCAAAGGAATTTAGTGAGGAATGCCGAAAAACTTGCCGCATTCTAACCAAGAATAATATTTTGATGGTTTGTTCTAATCAAGTACGGCAGAATTCAGATGCAGGCCCATACGGATTGAAATACAAAAGTCCAGGAGGAGAAGCCTTGCCTTTCTACGCCAGTTTGCGGTTACGGTGTATAGGCGCTTCTAAAATCAAGGATGAAAAGACAATCAATGGAAAGAAAATTAACCGAGTTATTGGTATAGAAACATCTATTGAGGTGTTTAAATCATCGGTATGGAAACCGTATAGGCAAGCATCAGTATTTATTATGTTTGATTATGGAATCGATGATATCCGTGCCAATCTCCAATTCGTTAAACAGATGACCAAAGCAACAACCTATACAGTAGGGGATGAAAAAGCAGGAGTTTCAATGGCAAATGCAATTGCTTATGTGGAAAAACATGGATTGGAGGAGGATTTGCGAGAACAGGTAATCGATCTTTGGGAAGATATTGAATCCCAGTTTGAGATTGAGCGCAAACCAAAAAAGAGATGATATGCGAATACTTATAATTGATTCTAATTATCTATGCCATAGGGCCCGATATACCACTGGAACCCTATCATATCACGGGAAACCTACCGGTATTATCTACGGGTTTTTAAATCAGTTATTCACCCTGGGAAGAGTAACTCGTCCTGATGAGGTTGTTTTTATCTGGGATAGTAGGAAATCCAAACGTCGGAAACGGTACCCTTTCTATAAGAATCGAGGACACAATGAAGATCCTGATCCTGATTTGATTGCAGCTTTTTCTCAATTTTCCCAACTCCGGTGTCATATCTTGCCGGAGTTAGGATTTTGTAACAATCATATTCAATCTGGATACGAAGCTGATGATCTGATAGGTAAACTGGTGATGGAAGAACCTAACCATAAATTTATCACAGCCTCAGGTGATCAGGATTTATATCAATTGTTGGATTATACAGATATGTACTCTATGCCTAAAAGTACAGAGATCAAACATATCACAAGACAGACGTTCATTGAAAAATATGGCATCACTCCAAAGGAGTGGGTTAAGGTGAAACAAATTGCAGGATGTACATCGGATACAGTCCCTGGAATTAAAGGAGTTGGAGAGACTACTGCTATCAAATATCTTTTAGGGCAATTAAAACCGAAGTCAGTAAAATATAGAGATATTGAAGCAGGAGCTGATATTATCAAACGGAATGAATGGCTTGTTAAAATCCCACTTCCAGGAACCAAGAAATATGAGATAGATAAATCCTGTTTTGATGTATCTTTATTGAGAAAGTTATGCAAAGATTGTGGATTCACCAAACTGTTGAACGATTATAACCGATTGGATGAGTGGGGTACCTATTTTGCCAAATAAGGTGAAACGCACAAAACATTTTTCCAGTTCAAATTTGAAAATACTCCGTTACGATGATATAAGTACCCTCAGAAAAAAGTTGAATAGAAAACAACAAGGAATATGCCCGATCTGCGGTAAGAAAATAAAAGTTCCTTGTCTGGATCACCATCATAAGAAAAGAATTAAAGGGACGGGACAGATTAGAGGGGTGCTCTGTAGAGCATGTAATGTTATGTTAGGTAAGATTGAAAATAATTGTGTACGCTATTCTATAGCACATAAAAATCTGCCTGAAGTACTTCGAAACATGGCAGACTATTTGGAGCGTCCTCAATTACCTTACATACATCCGACTGATGCTCCGAAAGCACCTCTCCTCAAGAAATCCAGTTACAATAAATTGAAGAAGGTTATGGAAGTGTCTGCGAATCGGAAGAAAAAGAAATGTCCGGAATATCCAAAATCACAGAAGTTGACGAAACCTCTTGAAGCATTGTATAAAGAATTCAATATAGAACCTGAATTTTATTCCTGAAACCAAGGTGATACATGATATCAAAAATCCATATCAAAAATTTCCAATCACATATGAAGACAGAGTTAGATTTTCATCCTGGTGTGAATACCATCATAGGTTCAAGCGATTCTGGCAAATCAGCTATTTTCAGGGCGATAACATGGATAGTGACAAATCGCCCTTTGGGGAGTGCTTTTCGTCGTTGGAAAACAAAAAGTACTCAAGTGGATTTAACCGTTGATGAACATATTACTATAGGACGTGTTAAAGGCAAATCTCAGAATAATTACATTTTCCAGGATAAACAATTGTTAGCGGGCACGGAAGTCCCAGAAGACATTCAACGAATTCTGAAAATAGAGCCTGCAATTAATATCCAACAGCAGATATCAGTGCCTTTTCTACTATCGAACAGTCCAGGAGAAGTTGCAGCATTTTTCAATGATATTGCCGGATTGTCGGATATAGACCATTCTATTAAGAATTTGAAATCCTGGCAGGTTCTACATACAAGAAACATCAAACGATTAGATCTGGATATTGAAAAACAGTATACACAACTTGAAGAGTTGGAATATTTGGAGCAAGCTGAAGAAGAGTTGGAAAGGCTTGAATACAAACAAACGGAATTAACCCAAATTCAGATTAAGCAAAAACAAATCAAGGATTTGATATACAAATACACACGATGTTCAGATACTTTGGGTAAGGTATCTATCAAATCCTCCGGTATAGATCCAATAAATAAATTGATTCAGAAAGTACAAAAACTGGATGTTTTGAGACAGAAGGTAAAAAATCTTGAAAAGATGATACAAAATCATTCCAAATTACAAGGTGCAATACTAAAATTGGATTTACGAGGAGATGCCGTAGAACGGATTCATAGTATAGAGAATACGATAGAACGATTGACTCAATTGCAGAAACAAATCACCAAATTGAAAAAAGTAAGGCGAAGTTGGAAGATCACAAAAACAGCATATCGAGATAAACAAAAAGAAGTAGAAATATTGGAAAACAAAATCTCAAATATGATGCCAAAGATATGTCCATTATGCGGACAGGAGATACCATGAAGAGAACGACGAGAAAGAGGCGAGAAGAACTTCCTAAGAAAGCCTCCGCCATTCTTACAGGAGACTGGCATCTAAGGGAGGATACCCCATTATGTCGAACAGATAGCTGCTATTGGGATGAGCAATGGCGTAAGGTAGAATTTGTATCAGCCCTTCAAGCCAAACACGAATGTCCTGTACTTCATTCCGGAGATCTGTTCAATCATTGGAAACCCAGTCCTTACCTGTTAACCAAGACAATTGAATATCTGCCACAGAATTTCTGGACAATCTATGGAAACCACGATTTGCCTCAAAACAATATTGAGATGCGAGAGAAATCTGGTATTGAGGTTTTGGACAGGACACAGGTACTAGAGGTGCTATCAGGATACCATTGGAATCAATCATTGCCAAACGGTATCATAAGACCTGATGGATTGAATATGTTCCAAAGAAAAGTTATAGTTTGGCATGTTATGGTTTGGCAAGGAAAACTACCTTGGCCTGGTTGTACTGATCCGGAAGCAGGAAAACTACTCAAGGATACTGAGGGTACAGATCTAATATTGACAGGACATAATCACAAACCGTTCGTTGCGGAACGTAATGGTCGACTGCTGGTTAATCCAGGTTCTTTGATGCGCATGTCCGCCGATCAGATTGAACACAAGCCACGAATTTATCTATGGTATGAGAACTCCAATACTGTTGAGCCTGTTTATATTCCTATTGATCCATCAGGTGTGTCTTCTGTATCAAGGGCTCATCTGGAACAGAGCCTGGAAAAGGATGCTCGAATTGAGGCATTCATTGAAAAACTGAATATGGATTGGTCATCGGAAGTTTCTTTTAGAAAAAATCTGGATCTATTTTTCGCAAATAATGATGTACCAAAAAACGTCCAGAACTTGATATGGAAATCATTGGAAAAGGAGACGTAAATGGTTACTGATAAATTGTCTAAAGAATTATTCAGAATGAAAGCACAGGCTGAAGAAGCAGTACAGGAAGCGTATAAACTGAAAGGGCGTTTATCTCAGATTGAAACTACTCTTGAAGAAGAATATCAATGCCAGAATCTCAATGAAGCAAAATCATTGTTATCTCAGATGGAGGAACAAGCTGCCAAACTGGCTCTTGAAATCAGAGAGGGGATTGCGGAGGTAAAAGAGACATATGATTTCTAAACTTCAAACCATTCGTCAGGAGCTTGAACAGCGTAAAGGAGCTCGAAATAAAGTCAAAAAGGATTTGAAGAACTCCAAGAAAGAACGAACGCGACAAAATCTTAAACTTCAACAGACCGAGAAAGCCTTAGAAATTAGTAAACAAGTAGGGTTAAAAACTCAGCAAGAACTGGAATATCACATTAATAATTTGGTATCAGCGGCAATTACATCCGTATTTCCGGATAACCCTTATAAATTTCGGGCTCTGTTTATTGAACGCCGCGGAAAGACTGAATGTGATTTGATGCTCGAACGAGATGGAGAATTGGTCAATGCCTTGAATTCTGCTGGAGGAGGTGTAGTTGATGTTGTGTCTTTAGCTCTTCGAATTGCTTCTTTGAGTATGAAATCAAATCATATCCATCCTGTATTATTATTAGATGAGCCCTTTAAACACCTTTCTATAGATCTTCAAAATCGAGCTGAGCAAATGCTTCATGAATTAGCGAGTAAAGTAAATATTCAGATCATCTGTAATAGCCACACAATTTCTGGGATTGAAAATGCTGATAGAGTTTTTCAGAGTACCATCAAAAATGGACGTAGTATAATAAAACAAATATAAGGGAATTCTATGGGTGCTTATTTTATCATTATCAGGGATGACAATGAAAAATATCAAAAACTGCTGGAAAAAATAGGAGTCGTATTGGGGACATATAATGAAGAACGAAGGTTATATGAAAATTGTAATATCCCTGAAAAAAGTTTTGATGCATTGGAAAAATATTGGGGTAAAATATTTTGGGCTTCAGAAACCCGAGGAGAAACGGAAGAAGAGATATACGGGAATCATCGTAAAAAATAAGAGGTATAAATGGCAAGCAAAATTATTAAAAAACAATACAGTATCCTTGGATTTGTCGAGGGTATGTTTGATATGATGCATGAACAAGGCACTTCAAATACTTCTTGTTTTGAAGAATTGTATAATGATCTCAAGATAGAAATAGAGAAAGCATATTCGCTTTTACAAAAAGAATCTTATCTTTCCATCAAAGATATACACAAAATCCGAGATAAAATAGAACAATTGAAAAAACGAAATATGCCTGATGGGAAATTTACAGCCATGTTAGGAATCTCTTTTTGCATTGATCTTTTGGTAGAACAATTACAATTTACCAAAGGAGAAAAGAGATCAGTATTTGTACAAGTACTCAACAGCGTTGAAAATTTCGAGGTATATTTTAACCCTGATAGATCATACGATGATCCGCAGGGCTACAACATGGCAGAGGATTTTCGGAAATTATTACAGACTGTATAGAATAAAAAACCTCTTTCATAGAAATTATATCCAATGAAAGAGGCTTTTTATTCTTATTTTTTTGAAAAATTAGGAGCGACTTTTTCCACTGAACGACCTACCACGTACCCACCTATACCTATCTTCAGAACCTGCCACATATCCGGTGGAAGAGAATCTGGAGGGATGTGTGCAATAGGTAAGCCAAACATTGGAGCCACTACCGCATTATGAGCAATTACGTATGTAAATGTAAGCATCAGAATAGGCCGCCACGAACGTTGTAACCAATTCCCAGAAAGCTCCGTAACAAGAGGCTGGAGCTTGGTCTGTAATTCCTGCATGGAACCCTTTTGTTCCATTTCAAGCAAGGCCAGCTTAGCTTTGTTACGCTCGTCCTTGTCTTCAAACAGCTTATCCAGCAAAGTACTGCCGAAATCCATGATGGATGAAATAGGTAAGGTCATAGATTATTTTCCAGAATTTGAGTTTGAAGGTGCGCTCCTTGACTATGAAAGGCCAGAAACGATCTGAGGTGAAAATAGCAATATTGATCAAGATGCTTATGGGGCACAGCGGAATTAACGCTTGTGGAGATAGTTTGTTAGAGCTGTCGTTGAAACAAGAAAAAGAATGCTTAGAAAACTAAGCAGAAGCCACGGGCTTGCCCTGTGGAGCGTCACACTATAATTACTAACATAAAATATTACAAGGACTATTTTGAAATGAAACATAGAGTTAACACACCAGAACAAGCACTTGCATATATAACAGATTGTTGTCTTGCAACTGTTTCTCATATGGCCACGCTGAAATCACGCAAAAAGAATGAATTCGAAAGGCAAATATCAATTGCACAAACAGCGTGTGATTGGATGAAAGATTTTAATATAGATCCAACAGGAACAAGCGCTGAAGAAATTATTAATATTTGTTCGGTAAAAGAATGGGCTGAGCAATATACTCCGTTTAAAACTTAATTTTTTCGTAAGTTACTGAATTTACTTGGCAGTCCCAACGGGGTTCGAACCCGTGTTACCGGCGTGAGAGGCCCATCACATAATTTTGATATACAGTGTTTATAGGGTTTTCCGGTTTCATCAGAGTCATTTAAAAGCATATTTGGTGTCCGAGTTGGTGTCCGCATTGGTGTCCATTACAATCACTAATCATCTTCAATCGACCACCTCAAAGCTTCTTGAATACTCACCGCTTTCTCAGGCATAAACCATCCTTCTTGCCCACCTACATAAATCATTGGATTTCTTTCTTGTTTCAACCAGACCCATTTCCCGTTAATCAGTGCTTGCGCTTGGCAATGGTCAATGCCCGGTTTACCCGTTGGGCCGAGCATGATTCTTGTGGGGCAGTGATGTAGATCACTGAAAGCAAGTGCCTGATATACTGCATTATGCCTGCATACTGGTCGGACATACTGGTAAGTACAAGCTGTGAAAAACAAGGCCAACAATGTTACAATTATGTTAAGACATAATTTCATCATTAGATTCCGGCTTAGGCCAAGTATTTTCAACGCTCAGCCAAGTTTGTTCTATGTTTTCTAACATAATAAGGTCTTTTTCTCGAATAGGGGCATAGAATAGATCATCGCTACCTTCATGGCATAATGTGTAAGTCTCAGTTCCTTTACCATCATCGTAGCCTTTGATTGTGTTTATGGCTTGATTGAAGGCGGTGAAGGCTTCCTGTGTTTCGAATTTAAGGTATTTCATTTTAGGCTCCTAATGTCGTGAGACATTGGTTGACGATGGTTTGTTCTGATGTTGTCAGGGCTTTGTTGTAGATGGCTTGAGAGGATATACCTCCATTTAAATAATCTGTTCTTGCCTCATACCTTGTTAAAGAGCCACAACTCATACGCACAAGATCTCCAACAGGTGATCCTGTAAAAGAATCCTCTAATGTAGTTATGCCATTTACCATGAAAAACCTTCCCGTAGACCCAAAATTTACTATAGTCGCGTGTAGCTGCCCATCTATAAAATCGGCATTATTTGAATCAATACTGTTAACACTATCATTAATTCTTGTCATCAAATAACTTGACCCAGTAACACTGTTTGTTATATGTGCCTCGTAATAATCGTTTTTATTATTCGATGATAAAGACCAAATTCCCATATGGTCTTGCACTAAATTCGGCTTTATCCCTGTACAAATAGTATAAGGTTTATCTGCAAAATTCCCCATAGCATCATACCACTGCCCTCCACTAAACACAGCATCACTTCCATCAAGATAAGCCTGAGCCGTATCTGTAGCCTGCACAGCATGATTCCCATTACCTGAAAGATCAGTTAGTTGTGTCAGATAAATAGTATCTCCATCAACCCGTTTGCCATCTTCTTGCATTCCAGGTACCCAAAGAGCCACGGGGTCTTTACTTTGCAGGTAAGCCAGAGCATTATCTTTACTTTGAGATACATGATTTACCAACTGTTGCACTGGATCAATCACTGAATTATACCAGTTTAAGATTTCTGCCTGTTCAAGCGCTGTCGGGGTGCGTCGGCAGGTGATTAGGCCTTTTAGGGAGTGTTCTGCGAAACTTGCACCTGACTTCCCAAGTGTCAATGTTGTTCCATTAAGGTCACACTGGTCAGACGGATAAACCCATGCTGGAGCGTGTGAAAGCTCCACCATAGCATACTCATCAGTCCCATCCGTACTCAGCACACCAGTCTCCGAATCAAGCTGCATCTGCGCTGTTTCAGTGGCCTGTGCAAGGTGCTTTCCATGGCCTGTGAGATCGTAGAGAGATGGGACTCTTGCTGTGCCTATGATTGTGCCGGAGGTTACTTTTTTAACAGAAATATTATCTATACCCCCGTTGAAATCACTATTAGGATTAAATCTAACAAGTGAATCACCTATACACACTAAATAATCAGTATATGTACCATTTAAACTTACAAAATCTTTTTTAGCTGTTCCTGCGCAAACCCTTATATAACCCCATGTTCTATTTTTAATTTCCCATTGGATTTTATAAAGTTTACCTACTTCAAGTGATAAATCTTTAGTCAATGAAGTTGTTACCCCTGGCGTATGTAAAGCATATCCTTCACTATATGCCCAATTTGCGCCTGAAAATCCATCTAAATCAGAATCAAATGTAGCACCGCAAAGTTCACTCCCCAACACCTCATCATCCACCCTGTCGATACTTTCCCAGACAATAGTATTGTTTTCCGATTGCGAGGAATAGGCTGCTTCGACGAGCATCGGGACATTCGACGAAGTCCCATTCAGGAAATCTTTGGCCTGATTAGCCTTATGCTTACCCGATTGAATCAATGCATTATGAATCGGTAACATTATGCACCTCCATCAATCGCATAACCAGACACCGTGCTCGTCATCCAATCCCATGAAGATTCTCCGGTCTGGATTGCTGTCATTGCAAAACAGTCCCCGACTGCGGGAGTTGAAATAGAAACCTTATCCCCGTCATCCAATGTTACTCCATCGAAATAATGCTTATCGCTTGCTCCGGCTTTTATATGGACTGCACCTGCTCCGGATGTGCTGACTTGAAGCAAGAAGTTTAACCCCGCTTCGCAAGTTGGTAAAGTCAAGGTAGTTTCTGCTGTTTGCCCCAAGTTGTTAATGACGGTTCCCTTGCATTCAGCAGCGGTCAGCGTGGCTGTGCTGGATTTGGTGATTTCTTTGAGTGTTCCCGACAATTCCCCGGAGAAAGTTCCTGTTGTACCATTTACCGGAGCCGGAGTAGCCCCGCCAATCTCACCCGGACTTGCTTTGTCATCAATAGGATTAGTCAAGGCATCCTGCTTGGCAGACCATGTAGCTTTCTCTGCATCAGTCACAAAACGATTGGATGCATCTTGAGTAACCACAGCAGGTGCCATGCTGCCACCAGTAATATTGACATTGTTGGCGTCCTGAATCGCCATACTTCCCAGATCACCGATTTCAACTGTTGTATTGAGCCAAACAGCGGCACCTTCTGTAGCATCCACGCACCTATACGCTTCTTTTGGAGATGCTGTTGTGTTTATCCACAGGCTGCCTACGCTGTAACCTGACGTGGTATCATCAGATACACTTGGAGCAGTAGTCCCAGCATAATTATTCAGGTCAGGAAAGGTATCAACCTTATTTAGAATGGCATCAATTTCCGCTTTGGTATGATTCAGTTTATACTTAGCCATTACGCCTCCTTCGGAACTAAAAAAGTTCCCGCTGAATCCTGCAATGCAATATTTTCAGAGTCACAGAGGACATCATAAAAAACACCCCCGACTCCTGGCACCCGGCAGCCCATATTCAAAAACAAACAGAAATCCATTACATCACCTCCAGTTTGCAGTCAGCGTCAAACGTCCAGGAGGTTACGCCCTGTCCCACGCCCAAGATCTCTCCCGCGTAAACCGGAGCCGTGGCTGTGGATGCTGCGTTGATGTAATAATTGCAGTCTGTTTTGACCCTGACGATGAGTATGCCGTCCGTGCTGAATGCTACGCCGGAGGCGGCCGTTTGAATGCTGGATGGTGCAAAGACTTGTGCTTTGTATCCAATCCCGTCTAATGGGAGTGGTTTTCTGGCTGTCATTTGTTTGTTCCTTATTATTTATTTATATATAAATATTCTTGAAATATTACCTGTATTTTTTATAGCAGTCCCAAGTTTGTCGTTATAAACAAAATCAGATAATTTTGAATTTTCAATATTATCTGTTAGCAGTGTTGCTATTTTGAGATCATATATATATTCAGTAGAATGTTGAGTATCCGGGAACAACGGTATTTTATAATCATATTCAGCAAGATACGCATCCGAAACAGTACCCGAAAAATAATCTGTTAACATATCTCCAGAAACAGAAAAAAATAGAAGTCCACATTTTGCGCCCTTTCCAACCATGGCAATAGTTTTAAAATTATTTTGCTTGTAAACGCTTTTGTAATAACATGTAAAAGGGCCGATCGCCGGGTCTCTACTGCAAGTGTCATACGGGTCTATGCTAAAAAAATATTCTTGAGTAACATCCTCAAACGATTCATTACCCCATAAATTAAAATGCATTGTCCCTGCTGCTTCAATGTCTTTTTTTATGTAATATGCAGTATATGTGCTGCCTGGATCATACGCAGTTTCTATTTTAGAGTAAGTAGCGTCGATGGAGACCCGGAGTCCAAATTGTTCTCCCGATGGCTCCCACGTACCAAGGAAACTATCCATGCCATGGTGCGCTTTCGCAATGATTGCATTATCACAGCGTTCAAATGCTACTGGGAATGTAGCGGAATACTCATCAATACGTTCTAAGCCACAAGGTTTTTTCCCGTATGCTTGACAACAATAAGAATAGCTATAATAGGGTTCTGCATCTTTGGCGCAACCATTTGTTTCTGCATAAAACCTGGTTGAAGTGCCATCAGTAGTAACCTGATCTCCGTTTTCATTGGTGAAAGACACCAACGATGAGCAATCATTGTAATCTGTATGAGTTCCAATCCACGCAGCCTCACTTACATCTGGAAAGTCGGAATCATCATACCCACATTTAGGCGTGTCGATAATTGTTGGTGCGTCATCACAGGAATATGTATTAACATCCACGGCCATACCGGAACGGGTATGTGCTTCTTTCCAAGAAGCAACAGTTTCATCTGAAATATCACAAGGGAAATTAACTTTATTCCCATTTGTGCGAAAAATTATAGCATAATCGTTCGATGCTAAATCCCATACAATTTGTGTAGCGTTTGTGAAAATAATAACTAAATATTCAACAAGACAAGACTTTGGATTATCCTTAAATCCAACAACAACAGGATTATCCCAATCCTGCCCTGTAAACTTCACAAGCACCGAATCGCCAGACTCAAACGCAGACTCGTTACAATCCATGTATTCGATTGTAACATTATCAATACTGCTGGATTGATTGATATCAAGACTTTGCTGGCTGGAGTCTGCCGTTTCAAGAGATATGTTCGCAGTGCCGTCATCGTTGATTGTGTCGATTGTTGCATACCGGAAAAGCGGTTTCCATTTTTGCCAGCCGGGAAGCATCGCCAAATTATAAAACGCCTGCGCCGTAGTCGCTGCGATAATCGGCAATATCTGCCCGTCTCGCGTACCGTTATACGCCGCATTGCCTTCATAACCCGGCTGAATTTGCACTATTCCCCGTTCACCAGGCACTTCGATTGTGCCGACTTCGCCGGTTAAATCTTCAGTGAGATCAGCACACCAGGCTGACACTGTTTCATTGTCCGGCATACCACTTTCGAGCGTTTCCTTTTTCTTCTCAAGCGCTTTTTGCTGCAATTCCAGCAGGCTTTTTTCAGATTGCGCTTTCCCGATTTCGGATGATTTTTGATAAAGTTGCTCCTGCGTTATCTCGGAAAGCTGCTGAAGATCACGATAAGCAGCTTCCAGTATTTCGATCTCAGTTTGCTTGTCTGATATTTTCGCATCGAAAGCGGATATTTCGGCTGCCAATGCCGCAACCATGGCGTCATATCGATCACGATTAAAATTGATCTGAACTTGATACTGCCCGCCATCACCACCGGATATGATCGTGCCTTTTCCCATATCTATTGCTCCGATACTTCCATCTGTTGCGTCATTGTCCCGATCGTGTACGTGATCAGATCAGCCGTTAAAGAATCACTCCCGACTGTCACCGTATCACCAGGATTCAACTCCATATTTGCTTTCGGGAAACGGTAGCATTTCTTTCCGGCTGAAAGCCGGTAATATGTCGCATCCTTGAGCGTCACCGATTTCTGCGTATATGTTTCTTGCCTGTGTCCGGATAGCGTAATTGAGCTGTTATTCCCGCCCTGATCGATTCGGATATCTTCGAGATGCACCCAGGCCAATTCCTGCCGCTGAATAAATTCTCCGTCTAATTTGTAGGCCATATCGATTTGCAAATCACCGTTTGATCGCGCTGTGATTGCGGTGGCGTATTCGGCAGTGTACGGTATGACAACAGAAAGATACGAAGGCGGACCGGAACGCAACCTGCCTTGGAATGATTTGATCGGAATTTCAATGTCCGTTGTTTCGTCATCCGATCCGGTGAGCGTGAATAAATAATATGCCGTTGCAAAATCGGAATTGAATTCGAAAATACTGGCATCTACACTGGTTGTAACAGTGACCCCGGAAATATAAACGAGTGATAAAACATCTGTATTGATGCTCGTATTAACACCTGTTTCACCAGGAAGTACTGTATCAAAAATGGAATGGATAATTCCAGTAGTGATTGCAATATCTGAACTGTCCGCCATGCCAACGAGATAAAAAATATCAGAAATATCGAAACTGGTATTGACTCCAATATCCGCTACCAAAATATAGATTATCAGTTGAATATCAGTTCCGGTATCAACACCGATGGCCCCAGGGAAAACAGTATCAAAAATGGAATTAGTAAAACCATTTAATACAGAAATATCCGAACAGTCGATAGAGCCAACAAGATTGTCTACAGTCCCTGTAATCCTAAAAGTAGATGAGCAGCCGAAAACACCAATGGGGATGGAAATAACCACGGTATTCGTAAATAAAAGGTCAACCCCAATACCAGAGCAATCAACACCGGGAATCACATATTCATACGCTAAATACCCATCCGGAATCGTATAATCAAAATCATCAGATGCAAAACGACCAGTTAAAACCGTACCTGAATAATATAGCGATACTGCTGCATATAGCTTACCACTTGTTGTAATTGATGTTGCAGGATTAACGCCTGAAGGATTTCCAGAATTTTGCCAAATACCGTTTTTTGAAAACCACAGTTTTCCGGTATCAGCATTAAAAGCTACACCAACCACATCGCCTTTTGTGTATGTATCGCCATAGTCATCAGAGGAACTGTTAACCATGATTTTGCCTGTTTGCGCGACATATCCATAACTGTAAGCATCGTCACCTATGTAATGAGATAAACCATACCCATCGATTGACAGCCCTATCATACAGCCAAGAGATGACCCTATATCGTCGATACTTACTTCAAAATACCACTTTCCGGTTTCTTTACCCTCATTTGCTCTTGATGCTTGATGAAAACCGGAATTATTACTTGTTATTGTTAAAGAAAAATCATCCAATAACAAGGATGCTTGTGTATTTACTGTGTCCCATGTAACCACTATCAACAACCCCTGAAAACTGAAATCCAGAAACGCATCCGATAACCCCAAAGGGTTCTTCTTCAACAGCCGCGTATGAAAAACCCGTATCGACACCAACATTATTACTTATTGAATATTCAATTATTAGTTCATCTGATTCTGTAGAATTAATGCTAAATTGGGCGCCTGTATCACACCCATTATCAAAAACCATTAAATTGATAGCGTTACCAGATTCCCAACCTTCTCTATTTACAATTTCTTGTATGATATTTTTTATATCAATTGATGGGAAATCGTCTATAGTTAGCTCAAAAACACAGGTTGAATATGCTGTGGTTTTTGAGCGAGAGAGAAAATCAGAACCATTACTAAAAACAGACGAATTGTCTGTATCATCGGCATAAATTTTAAGAGAGACCCCAGTTGCGCACGGGGATGAGGTGTTACTACTAAAATTTAATGACGCAGAAACAATTGTAGCCCCTTGAGGAATTTCTATATTAGAATATCGACGACCGAGATGTGTTGATACTTCGTTACAGCAATAACCGACATAAAACGGCGCTTGGGTTCGTAAACCCTGACAATCAATAAAAACGAGATCGTTTGCGCCTGTAGATGTTCCTTTATTAATTATAGCCATTGCTTATTTACGCTATATAAACAGTCGGATCGGTAAATTGATATGATTCACCGTCCGCGATCGTCTTATCAACGCCCAAATCGATACAACAGACGATAGTATCGTCAGACGTCGTATCGTCATAAATAATTGCAGCACCAAAGGCACCAATAGACCCTCCGGATGCCGTAAATGTCACTGAATCCCAGGATGCAGTGAATTTATCATCAGTGTCGTTTTCAGCAAGCGCAACATTTGCAAGAGTTTTATCATCTTGTGTATAGCCATATCCCGTTGAAAGCTGACTGGCTGTGACATCGGCCAATGTTGCGTGTGAATCTTTATCAAAAGTAAATGTTGTATCCAATAAAATCATCTTAAAAACATCACTGGAAAAATCAATATTGCCTGTTCCCAGCTGATATTTGAAATGATTACTCATTGTTTTTGTGACTGCCATTTATACATCCTTTTCTTTAACCAAAATTGATATTGATAGCTTTCCATTATCCGTCTGCAGCGACTTGATAGAGCCATAAAACAGGCCGTCAGGCGTGCTGAAAAGTAAAAACGTTTGATAACGGAACAGCGTCCACAATATATCTTCATCTGCAGCTGATGTCCTGCCAGAAATACTCAATGTTCGATCGCCATCCGAAAAGCCCGAATGTGTGATAACAACGCCGCCGTCAAGCGTCGCAACGCGTGAAACACGTGCCGTATTGGATTTGATCGTTGATCTTGCGTCATCTTTAATGATCACATTGCCGGTTTCACTCGCTGTTATCATTGATATTGAAATCATATTATATCCCTAACAGGAACTCAGAAGCTTCTTCCGTCGCCCTGATCTGAACTTTTTCGAGTATCTCCCACATTACAAGCTCAAGTGCTGGCTCCAGGCCGGAAGAATCAATCTGGATAGCAGCGTCCCCGTCTTTCATCGCCTGCGTTTTTTGTTCCATGTATTTTGCCTGCGCTTCCGTCAATTCGACTTGCGCATCAACAAGTTCTTGCTGCATATCCACCTGATCTTCCAGCAAATCCATGAAATTCCACTGATCCGACATTTGGAGATCATCCCAACCACCGATTAATGATGAGTACATATCTGCAGTTGCTGCGGATGTGGCCTCAATTGATCCGGTAAGCGCATCAAGATTTGCCTGCACCGTTTCCATGGATGAAATTTCAATCTTCGCTTCCCACTCCATCGCTGTTTGTGCCGTTTCTGCGCTGGCTTCAATACTTGCAATGTCTTTTTCGATCTGCGCTTTGTCGAGTTCAACTTGCAATTCAAGGACTTTCAGAGGGTCAAGCTTCTCCTCTAAATCGTCTGCTGTTTCGTCAACAGTCGATTCGTCCAGATCAGCTTCGATCGGAATTTTTATTTCTTGCCAGCCTTTTTCTTCTGTATAGTATTCAATGATTTCAAACGGTTCGGCTGCGGTTTCGGCTGTAATACCTTCTTGAATAATTTCGATTGTTTTTTTGATTTCTTCATCTTCAAACCATTCGGATTCACCGCTTAACATTTTTTCGACTTCAGCAGCGTCCTTCCCTGTCGCAGAAACTTCTATCTGTATCTCTTTTTCAGTCGGTTCCTCTGGATTTAATTCAGCTATTTTTTGAATTGCTGCATCGATGCCTTCCGACTCAAAAACAGATAAAATTTCCGTCTGAACTTCCGCTGGCATATCCTCGATGTAATTGCCCAGAGTTTCAAGTTGACCTTTTGCTGTATCAGTTTCGGCGATTACATTTATGTTTGTCTCACATGGAACATTTTCAACGGATTCTCCTAGATTTCTAAAATCAACCTGCATCCCGGTTAATTTTTCAGTTGCTGATTCTGCAGCGCCGTACAGATCGGATTCAATTTCTGTCTTCCATTGCGCGAAAACCTCTCTCTGCGCTTCTAAATCCTCCGAAAAAGCCCCAAACAAAAACGAGTTTGAAAAAACTTCAGCAGCGGCATAAATGTCATCCAGGACTTCAATAACTGACAGCTTCAACAGATCAAAAACAACGACAACGGCATCAAACGATCCGGTTATAGTATTGACAACGATTTCAAAAATTGTAGTCAGGCTATCCGCATTGTCTCCGATTATCAATATCGCCGCTGCAATCCCTGCGCCTAAATCGACGATAGCCTTCGAGAGGGCCAGAAGTTCCCCTGCGCTTTCCTGCGATGCTGTATCCATCTCGTTAAAACTTTTGATATAACCGGCTATTCCCTCAATAAAGGGCTTAAACGCATCAACCATGCCGGCAGTTACATTAGCCAAAGAGGTAAACGTATCGATACACGCTTGAATCGCCTCTGCAAGACCGTTCGGCGTCGTAAGGTCAACGCCATCAAATATACCCCCGACAGAATCAGCGATATTTTCCATAGATTCAATGAAATCATCGAAATTGACTTGTTCCATTGCCTCTGGAATAGCCTCAGCTACTGCTGTGAAATAATCACCAACAGATGTTGAAAAGCTTTCAAGTATATCAAAAATTGGATCAAAAGATCCTTCGCTTATCGCAGTAGACAATGCATTTTCAATATCTGTCGCACCATTGACAGCGCTTGTCGCCGCAACACGGAACTCATCACCGATTTTTATCGCTAAATTTTCAAAAGCAGTTGAGAATCGATCAACTGCAACCTGTGAAGTTTCGAGTTTTTTAGCGACCTCTTCAGCTACAGAACCCGCGGCGCCCAATGCTGTAGCTGTAATTTCTGTTGTTTTTGATAAATTATCAAAAACAGTCACCATCCTGGCTGCCTGTTCAATCCCAACAAGTTGCGATGCAAGAAAAAGTTTATCGTTTTCATCTGCTGTTTGAAATGCGATTGCGACATCCATTAAAATGTCTTTACCCGATCGCAATTCACCGTTTGCATCTTTTTGGGAAACGCCGATGGCCGCAAGCGCATCTTGTACCGGTTGTGAGTCATCAACGAGTTTCAGCAAGCCTGTTTTTAATGCAACAGCAGCTTCCCCACCACTCCGAAAAATTTCGATAATCGGTGTTAAAATACCGGCTGTTTCTTCAAAAGAAAAACCCATTGTACTGGCAATCGGAGCAATCTCTGCCATGCCAAGACTTAGCTCTGATACCGTTGTCGCGTATTCGTTGGAGACAGCGTTCAAAATGTCCGTTAATCGTCCGGCCTCTTCCGCCGGAGCATTGAACCCTTTTAATACAGAGATAATCGCTTCGGTTGATTCAGCAACTCCAAATTCAGCCTCCGCGGCACCCAAAACCAAACCAATTCCAGCTTCTGTAAGAGTTAAAGCATCTTGGACATCAAACCCCGCTTTCTTAAAATCCGTCACAGAATTTGTGATAGATACAGCAGACACCCCATATTGATCAGACAGTTCAAAAACAGCTTGCTTAACATTATCGATTGAACCAATTTCATCGCCCAATATTTTTTCAAGATTAACAATAGCAGTTTCGAAGTCCGTGGATTTCGAGTACGCAAGAGCCAACCCTCCAACGGCTAACGCTGTCAGCGCTGTATCAACTTTCAAAACGTTGTCAGCGGCAGCAGCGAACGGTTGAGCGATTTTTTCCACAGAATCTGACAATGAATTAAAGTCATTACCAATGGTGCTAATGATACCGGATACATTGTCAACACCCTGGAAAATAATTTCGATTGTTTTATTTACGTCTGCCATGTTTTCGCCTTGTGCTTAAATCGCTGTAGAATCGATCCCACAGCGATATTTCAACGTTAGAAAGCCTGCCGTATGGGAACAGATCAGGAAGTGCTTGAAACAGAAAATGGTGGTGATGATAACATAAAGCCATTGCCGACCTTACGCGACCATCACGCCACAATCGATCTACTCCCCCACCCGTCCGGCCCCCGTGAGCCGGATGATCTCGTTTGTAAGTTTATAGAATGTCGTCGGGAAGTTATGCGCCAGTTTTACGGCGATATTCTGCGGGCAGGCAGGCGACACGGAACCGGAAACAAGCATGGAAAAGCGCCTCACAAGATCGCTTGGAGCTTTATCCGTCGGGAGGCCCATGGCTTCTTTTACGGCTTCGACTTTCTCTTTCCCGGCACCCGCCGACAATGCCCCGATTACGTGTTCGATATTCCGATTGTTCTCAACAGCTTCATTGGCCGCAGCCAACTCTTCAGCTGTTAAGCACCGAACCACCCAAACCGGTTTTTCCCCATCATCGAAAAACGTTTTGAGTTCCGGGACGGCAATATCTGCCGTCCTATCCCGGAATTGTTGCTGATCAAATTTTGCGATATCAAACGCCATTCAGCCTCCTTATGATGCAAAACCAGCCGTTGCATTTTCTGCCGAAATCGTAACGGATGCGGAGTTCTGATCAGCAACCGGAAACGATCTGGAAATTCCGAGTTTTCCCTGCGTCAGAGTGTACGGCGTCTTGTTTCGATCCGGATATTGCCTGATCGTCACGACAGTATCTTTTACACCGATCAGTGCATCTGTTACGTTATCATCCATCAACGCGGTGAAGCTGGCCTGCCCCAGGCTGGAAGAAACGGAAGCAATGGTGCCGTTGTAATACTGAGTAGAATACACTGAGTGAGAATTTTCAGCAGGAACAAAATCAGAGCCTTTTTGAACTTCCGTAAAAATCGGCGCGTAGTATCGGATGTAAACCTGCTTGTATGCCGCTGATGCATGAATTGCCGGGAGTTCTGAGGCGAATTCGATATATGCGTTTTTCTTGGCTGAAACAGCGGCAGCGTCACCGTCACCGATGGGGTTTACCGTCCATGTCGGGTAATCGAAACGCTCCGCATGTGTACCGACAACCTGAAAAATCTCGTCTGCTGCGATTACTGCGGCAGCCTCTGTTGTCGTTCGAATTTGTCCGAGTTCAACACTATCAGCCGGAATTTCAGGCGGACCACCGGCAGCTCCTCGTGTTTCAGAAAACGCCGCACTGGCGCCATCAGTGCCCGCAACAACGGCAATAACGCCGGCATCTGTCATCGTGATTGAGTTAATTTTCGCAACATCCCCTAAGGATCTTGTAATCGTATCTGTCGTCGCATCGACACTGTAAAGCGTACCCTCACTGTAGGCCGTAAAAGCCGCAATCGTTACCGTATCATTTGTTGCATTTACAGAGAGTAAGTTTCGTCCAGTGACAATCCCATTTGGCCTGATAACCGGTTCAAACCCGGATTTGCCGGAAAAGATCGTTCCACCGGAAATGGTATGGATTTTGTGATCACCGGAATCTGTCATCGCTGCATAATCATGCAGAGTTTGTCCGGATTCGAATTGAATTTTTGCATTTGCACTTGTTGCCATTTTTTATCCTTATGCTGAATATGTTGTCATATTAAAAATCGAAGTTGAAAATTTAATGGTAAAGCTGAGAAGAGCGCCACACCATGGTTTCTGCCCCTCGCCTATCTCGTAATCATAGCCGTTAAAAATTACATCTGAAACAGTATCTCCAAGATTAAAACTTGGATCATCAGAAACTTTAGGGTTTTTATCTGATCGACTTAGCGCTGTTACAACATCTGCCGCCAATTTTTCAGCCACAGTTGAGAATGCCTCGTCTCGTGTTTTGCCGTGGATCTCAATGTATAACGTGATAGATCGATTATCCCGCCCATAATCCCGATCATTTGAAATACCTGTCGGCCAAAAATTAATCGCGGGTAAATCATGCGATTTGAATGGTGTGAGCTTTCCACGATCAACACGTTTCACGGTTACATTATACCCGTTTGTTTCCGTGATATTGCCTAATCTTGTTTCAACTTCATCTAAAATTGATGTTACAGCTACGCTCATGATTCACACAATACATTTCTGAGTTTGTTTAAAAGTGTCGGAACTTCATCCTCTGCAGCATCGATCATCCCCAATCTTGCCGGAATCTTTACTTGTTTTTTGAGAGAAAACATCATCTGCCCTAACAAAAACACACCCCAAACACCGCCTTTTGTTTGTGTGATATACCCGCCCCGGTTAAAAACCTCTCTTGCCTGCAGGCGCGTTACGCCCGATGCTGTTTTATTCGCAGAAGTTGGGATGTTAAGATATGGGCCGCCTGGCACGCCCAAATATTTATCAATTGCTCGAACTGTTCCACCAAATTCGTGGATCGGAGCATAAATAACATCACCTCCTCCTACTACGGCTGCGGTATAAACAGAAGCGTTCAACGTACTCAGGCTTTTTCCGGAAACCTGGGACATGATAGAACGTTTCAAATTACCGGTCCTAACTTTCAGCTTATTGGTTGCGTTACTTTTTGTCTTTGTATCTGCTGCGAAAACAGCTTCTTGGAACGCTGTTTTCGCCTTATCAAAGGTATCGGCAGGTAGCGCATCGAGATATGCTTTAATTTCTGCTAAATTCGTTACTTCGACAGCAGGCATTCACCACCTCATGGGATGCATTTCGGACTGCAATAATCGTTTCACTTCTTTCAGTAACCCCATCTCAGGCCGGGAAACCGTACCGCCTTCCGTTGACACTGAAGTCGCGCCAATTTGATCTTTTGATTGAAACTCGTATGCTGTTTGCAACAATGCCGCCCTACTGATTGCGTCGGGAACGGTTGATATACCGCCTGTATATGTAATTTGAATTATTGCATTTTTGATAGACGTATACAGTTTGATTCCGTATACTGTGGTTTCGTAATCATCAGAAGAATACGTTTCCACATCATCAGTAATTGTAACGGTAACAGAATCAACGCTGGATACAGGAACAGCTTTTAATATAATTTGATTTGTAGGGATATTCCCGACAAAAATCGTTCTGGATCGTTCCTTGCTTTCCAGGTTTCTACCTGTGAAAATTTCAATCGCAGCCGTTACCGATTCTCGAATTAAAGCCAGCGATGGATAACTTGTGATCTCATCGCCTTCCAGATCAAGCAGCGCTTTTAAGTCGGCATATGAAACAAGTTCAATCGTCATTTTTTACGCCTTTTATATTTGCGTTTCAACTTTTCAGGTGTTTCGAGAATATCACCAATAGCAACTGTTTCCATCGTGATATCCTCAGCAGCAGAAATATCGATAAAAGTTTTTGCGAGAGCCTCTGGCAGATCGTATTCAACTCCCTTGCAAAATTCTTTCACCGTAAACCCATCGGTGCTGCCTTTTTGTGTTTTCAACATTTTTATTTTCATAATTCACCGTAAGCGGGAGGTGTTACGCTCCCGCAATCTGGTTATTCAGCAGCGATACTACGAAGCGGTCCCAGGATAGAAGTTACGCCAAAAACATTCGTTCCGCCTACCGCTACTTTCAGACGAGAATAGCGAGCTCTGGGATTCGGCACAGCAATAGTACCATCCCCTGCTTCCGTGAGAGTTATGGAAACAGTATTCCCAGCAGTGGTATCAGGCTCATCGGTCCAATCACTGTTATCATCGGAATACTGCAACGTCGCCACAAAAGAGGTATCGAATGTGCCGCATGAAATGAAAAAGGCAGCGGTATTTCCACTTGCATGATCAACAGCCGCTGTGTAGTACGTATCTACAGTCCTGGACAGAGCTGAGAGACCTTCGTCAATCGTAAAATTCGTGCTTGGATCAAATCTCATTTATCAAATTCCTTATGAAGATGAGGACAGCGCAACCGTCCCTACGTTTTCAATTACAGTTCCATTGCCATCGGAATCAAAATAAACGATGAGCGCATCGTTTATATCCGCGAAGGTAGCAACATCGTTGGTTCCATTAAATGTCCCGGCAGTCAGTGTCAAAGTGTGATCGTTATCAGCAGCAGGTTCAGCAGTAGCCTTCACGACGAACAACCCCTGATGATTACTTGCATCCGCAATGGTAGCTTCTATTGCCGTAGTATCGTGGTTTAGTTCAACGGATTGGACACCGGCCGTAACTGCGCCGGATTCTGTCAACTCCTGAACACGAACCGAAACATCACACGCGTTGTTCACTTCTGCCGCTGTTGCCATTTGTCCGTCGTTTTTGTTCAATTCATCAGCAGAAGCCGTGACTTGTGTCCCATTGATATATAACGATTGAGTTCTCACGACAGGTTTTTCATAATCGCCCATACGAATCCCTCCTTAAGACGCTGCGATTTTAACGCAAGCAAAAGCTTCGGGTAGCGTAACCTGACCGCCGAGCCGCTTCTTGATCAAGAAACCGGTCTGATCGTATTCCGCATAACGTTCAACCAATCGTTGAACCGAGATGCCTTGACGATCACGAATCTTGTAACCTGCCTTGAAATCACCAAAGACGATCGGGAAAGCGCCCGCTGCAATATCCGGCAATCCCTCTGGATTGATTACAGTTTTCCCGAGCAAGGTTGCAGGCTTGCCAGCCTGAACAGACGGCTGCCAGAGATAGCGACCCTCACCATCTTTCAAGAGCCGAACAATGCTTTCAGTTGTTGAGTTCATCGCCCAGATACCGTTTGCGCGGTATATCTTTTTCGGCATATAAAAGCAACCAATCAAGGCATCCACGCCATTGTTGGTAGAATCATACAACGCAGCAGCAACGCCCGAGGCTTCATAGTTCGCCTGAACGCGAGTATCAGAGACAATCCCTTTCGGAGAATCGTCCCCCGCACCGGCTGCAAAAGCAGTGTCTTCAGCTTCAGCAATTGCCCGGCTAAACGCGTCCGTCATCTCCCCGATGATATCGGCATCGGAGTCGTCCAGCGTATTGTTGCTGATCAGCATCAACGCCCGCAGATCAAAGATTGAAATCCGTTCCCCTCCGGTATCAAGAGACTGCTGAGTTACGGCAATATTTGCCCTACCCCATGCTACGGAAGGCTTGGAAAGCGCACCAAGCACAACGACAT